ATGTTCTATAACATCTCCAAATATAGCCAAGTCTGCTTCTTTCCATTCTATATTTTTTAAATCTCCACAAATTATTTCATCATATACAGAAGATAAATTAAATCTATGGATATTTTCTTCCCATACTTCTACTGCGATAACCTTAATATTATTATTTATTTTTTTAATAATCTTTCCATATTTTCCAGCACCAGCACCAAAATCAATAATTGTTTTTATGTCTTTATTGCTTTTTATATAATCTTCTACTTTATTATCGTGTTTTGAATATGAGTAAGGCATATTGTTTTTTTACCTTGTAAATGCTGAATTGTTTTAGGATGGTTAAGACCTCCGTATTGACAACCGATTAGCCCAATTTTAGTCAACGCTTCTTCTATTCCTCTTGACCCATTCTTTAATGATATTTTATTTAATAAAATATTTTTATAAAATTCTCTATCTATTATATGCGGATTATTACTTAAATTATCAGTTTCACAATACTTCAATCCATTACAAGATTTTTCATTCATTATTGTTTGCCACTTCATCAATCCGGGTGTTAAAGTGTTTGGATGCTTACTGAATCTAAAATGATATAAATTTTTTATTTTCATTATCTTGATAATATCCTCAAGAGAATGATTTATATATTTTGATAAAAATACCCAATCGTGTTCAAGCTGAAATAAATACTCTGACTTGCTATTTTTAATTGATTTTATATACCCATCAGATAAACTAATTGTTTTAACAATAGGAAATCCAAATATTTTTTTCAATCTCTTCTCATATTCTATTTCTTTTTTAGGATATGGGTGAGAATCCAAATATATTGTAGTTTTTAATTCCCCAAAAGTATCTGTAAATGATTTATATGTTTTTTCAATTATATCAGTGTTTGGTGCTGTCGGTATGCAATTAGTAAAAATAGACAATTCAATCATATTCTTTTATCTGTTGGTTTTATTTTTGTTGAGTCGTTTAGATTATGAATTGACATATAACAATACCCTTCTTGAATTAAAATAACTTTATCAACTATATTTGGCATTAACAAATGGCTTGTATGATATGCAAATTTAAAATCGGTTAAATCTGGTTGATAAAAAGCAAATATAGGGCTTCCTCTTTTAGTAGTGTATTTGTCCATTAGATATTTTTTATTATTTTTAATATCTAATTTCATTGGCTGAAAACTAATAAATATTGTTTTATTTCCTATGCTAAGCTCTTTAACTTTTTCTACAAAAGTAGGTTCTATTAAGTCATCACTATCAAGCCCAATTTGTATATTGTATTTTGGCAATCCTTTAACTTCGTTCCAAGTAGTATAATCAATAAAATATTTAGAATCTCTTTTTAAATATGTTGCACTAAAAGTGTTTATTTTATTTGAAAGAGATTTAAACATTTCGTCGTGTTTTTTCTCACACCATATCCAAATATCAAAATCAGTATTAGTTTGATTCAATATTCTTGGTAAAACATTATTTTTATAATAATCAAATCGCCATAAAAATTCGTTACTTGTTTCTAAATAATGAAACCTTGTTATAAAAGAAATCTTATTGCTCATTTCTTGCTTTAATCAATTCACGAACTGCTTTGCTTAAAACCTTTTTATAAGAATACTTCATTTTAACAACAGAAGTTTCTTTAATGTTTTTTTCTTTATCCGCAACTAATACTTCTTCCAATGCTTGTTTTGCTTTTTCAATAGTTTCTCTATTTTTAGCAGACAACACTCTTCCTTTTTTTTCTATAATAGTTTCTGATTTGTTTATTTTGTCAAAATAACTAACATCAATTCCTTTTTGCTTTGCTAACGCAAGAGCGTCGGCTCCAACATTAACAGCTGAAAATTCATATAATGTGTTATCCCTTAAAATAGTTGAATCATTCAACATATCCTGTTTTCCAGATGTAAATCCAACAGAAAATGCTTTCATAAATCCACCGGCATATAATTTGAAAATTGTTTTTGCAAACTCATATTCCTCAACCGCAAATTGAACGATTGCTTCAAGCATACCATTTTCATTTATATAAATGTCTAATGCTTTACCAATCGCAGGTTGAGTATGATCGTGCCCCCAAAGAACTACTGGATTTTTTTTATATTCGTCAAGATTCCAAGATGTTTGGTCAACTATTTCATTATATCTATCTTTCAAACCAGAAGAAATAACAGCGGTCAATGTGTATGTTTCCTCTGTTAATCCTTTTACCTCTGCAATGTTTAATTGTTTCTTAATTAGATTATTCATTTTGTTTAGATGATTCATATGACGATGGTTTAGAAAATTTCGTCATTAAAAATCTTTTAAATTCACTTGATGTTGCTATCATATTAGAGCAACTTATAAATGTTCCATTTTTTACAAACTCATTTAATTCTGAAACATTTTTTATTTTATAGTCTTTACTTTCCTCTATATTATCTAACTTTTTTTCATATTCGTTTGAGTAATAACTTCTTAACATCAATGTAATATCAAGGTTATATTTTTCTATAACATCTACTGCTTTCTTTCTGTTATATATAATAGGAAAATGTGTTTCAAAGAATTTTCCTTCTGGAAAACTTTCATATAATTTACAAATATTGTTATAATATTTTCCTTTATATTCGGGATATTTATCAACCCATTCTTTTATTTTTTTATTCCATAAATAGGGGATTTTTTCATATTCCTTCAATAAGAAAAAGTCGTCATTCATATAAATTATATTCTCGGATAAGTTTTCATCTTTTAATAATGTTTTTACCTTATACGCAACATTTTTATATTTATGTCCTTTATCATCCTCCATAAAAATAACATTCGTTTTACTGTTTATAAAAGTTGGTTTATAACCATATATAAACAATCTGTTAAATTTAAGATATTTTTCGGCACTTCTTATTGAAAATCTAAGTTCGTTATGACCCCATAGAGCAGGGCGACCTAAAACATATACTAAATCTGGTAATTCTTGTTTCATACTCTTACAACTGGTGCAATAGTGCACCTGCAATTAGGCGAACTCGGAAACATTTCCCCATTACTAAATTGTTTTCCATTTGCGACTATTTCCCCATCCATTACTAAATGTTCATCTCTTGTTTTACCATCTTTTGTAGCAATCCATTCTTTCCCTTTTATGTTATCACTTTCTTTATAAGCATTTAGATGTGCCTCATTAACAACCGCATTTGTTTCTGTTCTCGCAATAAGTTTAGCTCTATAATTTTTAAATTCAGAATAAACTTCTTTTACTCTATTTTTCAAAACTTCAATACTTTCGCCAGCCACAATTCCTTCTGATAAAGAAACAGTTAAGGTTTCAAGTGTTGTGTTATTAACAGATGTAGCAAAAAATTCAGCTCTTGTTTGAAGCAACACTAATACCGCTTTATCAATTTCTTTTCTTAATGGAGCTTTAAAATTCTTTTCTCCTATAATACTCATTGCGTCTTGTTCTGATTCAACAAATATACTGGAAATTAAAGGAAATATAGATTTTTTAAATTTGTCAATTTGTTCTTTTGTATCAAATAATTTTTCTATTTGTTTTTTATCTTTTAATCCTTCTATTTTTTTAGAAAACCCTTTCTCTTGCTTTTTTGCCAACGACAACATCAATGTTTCTATTTTTGCACTTTTATTATCAATGTCTTTCATTCTAAAATCATAATATTTATTTCTTGAGCTTTCTGTTTTAAAAATAGAAGTTCCTTTCTTTTCGTTTTTCTTTTTCTTAATATCAGAAACAACACTTTTTATATAACTATTGAATTGTTCTTTCATTTCCATTTTCAATCTCAATGCTCTTCTCCCGTGTAAATTTTTATGATATGATTTTACTTCAGAAACATACCCAGCGTCATTTATTGGTTGAAATGATACAGCTCTCAATAATTTATCACCTCCTTCCATAGGAACCCTTCCTGTTTCCTCACGTATTTCATTTGGTGTAATCCATCTATCACATCCTAAATTATATTCATTCAATCTCATTTCTCTACTAATAGGAGTTGGATCTATATAATCGAGATAATACTCTTCACCAAAATCAGGAATAATCAATTCTTCGTTTATCTTATCAATAAATCTTTTTATTTCTGGAACGATGTTTTCGCTATAAAATATTTCCATTGCCGTTTCAGCATTTGCACGATTAACATCATCTGTTATAGCAACAATGGGCTTAGGAGTTTTGAAAGCAACTAAAATATCATCACGAGTAAATTTCATTGATTCAATGAAATCCATTTCTTTTTGAGATAATGATATTTGATTATATTTAAGACCTCCCCATAAAAATCCAATCTTTGAATTTTTACCTTCGCCTTTATGCTTTTTCTCCCACGCTTTCATTAAATCTTCTCTTTGTTGAGGACTTAAAATTTGGTCTGATTCAAGAACTGCGTCAGGTCTTGCATTATTGATAAAGAAATTCTTTTGATATTCTGAAGCATAATCCTCAGTATCTACTCTGTTCTTTGCAGAAGATAACGGCGACATTCCTAAAAAGGTATCAATAGGAGAAGGATATTTTATATGAATCATATCCTCTACAGGTATATCATAAGATTGACCTGTTTCATTAACAACAGAATAATGACTAATATATTTTTCAGGGTCTGAATGAATTGTTACTTTATCGGGTCTAATCGGCCAAAGTTCAACAACTTTTCCATAATCGTTTCTAACTTTCAATGTAAAACTATCTCCTGATAATTTTCTATTTATACAATCTGTTTCCATATATTCTGCTTTTGTATAAAAAGGATTCACCCTATAAAGCAAATCTAAAATTTCGTGATTGTAAATATTCTCAACGTCCCCCTTTGAATTTATGATTCTTTTTAATAAGAAATCAACACTTCCGTATTTTTCTGCTATTTTAGAAACACACGCATAAACATATAAAGATTTACCATATTGTTCAAGGTATGTAGAATTAGTCCATTTTCTTCCAAATAATCTACTAACTAAATTAAAATCAGAAGAACCCAAATACCCAGCGGACTTCTCTCTTGATATTTTTTTATTGGTTGTTCTTATTGATTTTGTTTTTGTTTTTTTAATTGCCATTTTATTTTTATTTATTAACAAAACTCAGTAATACTCATAGAAATATTATCGCCTGCAAAATGAATTTCTATTTTGCCTTTTGATATATATTCAATCTTGTTCTTA